TTTGGTGAAACACATTCTTTAGTTATGATCTCAAGAACTTCACCCATTGGGTCTCTTTTAATTACAAATCTTTCCAAAGGAAAAAGTCTGAGTCCTGAGTCTTCCACAACTAATAAGCAATTTCCGCTTACAATCAGATGTTTCAAACATTCAAAAATTTGTACTCTGTCAGCAGACATTTCCACATTGCCCATGACGGCTCTTTCAACTTCTCCTAAAGCTTTTTCAACATCAGTCTTTAAAGGTTTATCTTGCTCCATTTCTTTAAGAACAAAATCTTCTATCTGCAGTCGAAAGAAAGGAGCGTTAGGTGGAACTAAAGCAAGCAGTAATTTACTTGCAAGATTGTTCACTCCTCTCGCGCCTATTCCTTGATAGGGGGTGACATATTTAGTTGAGCCTGAATGACCTTTGGGAGGCACTAAGAAAGGCAGAGTTAACTCCGCACATTCTCTTGCTCTCTCTAAATATGTTTCTCTGACAGTTTCAAGACTGCCATATCTTGAAGCAACAGAATGTTGACCTTCATAGTCTTCCATTTATTTTTTATGTAATCTGTAAACCACTACCCTGCGATGAAGTTAAAGGAATTTGCAATTGAGAAGTTCCTTTCTTCTTGGCTATGATAGTAGTTCCAGTGTTTTCATCAACTCCACTCTCTGACTCACTAGGAGCTGGTGCAGATTGCGAAGTTAGATTTTGTTCAGGAGGTTTTTGAGAATTAGTTTGAGTCTCTTCTTGTTGACCGCCACCACTTGAGCCTCCACTGCTCATAAAACACATATTATTTTTTCTCCATGATTGTTTTGTTTTGTTCAGCAAAATGAGAATTTAGAAATCGAATGATGTTGCGCTGCCCTGTGCGAAACCATACTTCCTTTTCAGTCCACTCCAATTCAGCAGACCTTTCAGGAAACAGTTGATTTAACACCTCAATTAATTCTTTTGAGATGGCAGGCATCTTAATATCATTATTTTTTTCCATGTTTTCTCTCTAATAGTGGCACTTAAATGCTATCTATAGTGGCACTTAAATAAAAATTGCGGAGCCACCCTAAGCTAAAGTGGCTCCAAGCTTAGTTCTGGTACAGTGAGAAAGACTTTAACTTTCACGCATCAAAGATGCACATGGATTTAATCCACGCGTGTCTAACAAATTCCACCACCACTGCCTCTTAAGCTTCCGTTAAGAAGCTAACTCTACACTTCTAGCCATATATTTAGTTTGTTTAATCTTGCCCTGTCTTTGAAGTGATTGAAGAAATGAAAAAATAATTTGTTTAGAATGTACTTCCATATGCTCTAGCATTTCCTGATAGGAAGGAGAGTAACCTTTTGACTCTATAAAATTCTTTATGAAATTATAAAGTTGGGATTGTCTTTTAGTCAGGGTCAGTTCCCTGCCATTTATCAAAATCAAATTCTAGTTGTTCATTTTCTTTTTCAGCTAGTTCACCTGCTATGGCTCCGTAGCCAACTAGATCAACATAATCATCTTCATTATGGTCGCCTAATTTAGTTCGCGCTATCTTCAGTAAAGCCATCATCAAGGCCACATCTTTAGTGCTTATGGTTTTATCCAAATACGCACTCCAAAGTTTTGCAATGTTCTTATGGTTTGCTTTTTTATTTCCATAAGTTGCTTCTCTCCTGGTGCTTACTAATCTTTTAGCCTCATCAATAATTTTTATATGTTTAGGCATCAGGACACCACAGGATAGGTCGTTTTCTTTTAAAGTTATAATCAGAAGCTCTGCATATTCTTGCAACCCTTGCTTGAATTAATGCATCCTTTTTAGTTTGCTTTTGTTTTTTATATTGAGCAACTACAGCTTCCCACATTTCCTTTTTAGTTTTTAATCCATCAAGAATTTTAGTGGCTGTTACAGTTCCAATATTTTTGCATCCTTTATAGTTATCACTACTGTCTCCTGTGAGAGTCTGATGCATGTGCCAGTAGTCAGCTTCTAGTTCATTAATATCTAAATATTGCCCTTGATTAGTTATGACATAATGTTGAGCTGGAATAGTTTTTAAATCCTTATCTTTAGAAACAACTATTTTGTCTCCTTTAATAATGTCAGAAGTAGCAAGTATTCCCAGACAATCATCTCCCTCCAAATAAGGTTTCTCATAACACTTATAGTTTTCCTTTAACCATTCCCTCAATGCCTTGTAACAAACAGGCTTTCTAAGATTTTTTCTATTGAATTTATATTCAGGTAGAATTTTCTTTCTGAAATTTTTTGAATGGGTTAATGCAATTGCGATATGCTTGCACAATAAAATATTTTGATAGTAAGTTATTGTGTCCGCAAGTTTATCCCTGCATTGTTTAAAGTCTGAATGAAGAGTGAACATATCATCTCCCCAGTCTATGACCTCCTCATTGCTGGTTGTAACCATATATAAAAATATGTCTCCATCCAGTAACATAGTCTTATCAAACATATTAAACCTCCTTAAGTTTATGTTCTATCCATTTGCGTAAATCACTTCTTGTAAGTAATTCTGTAATTCCGTTTGACATTGCATTAACAATGTCTTCCTCTGTGCTTTTGTTATTGAGATTGTATTGGTAATAAATTGCATGGCATAGTTCATGCAGAATTAAATTGATTGCCTGGTCAGGATTGGCTGCAACAATGTCCTTGTCTAAATAAATTATCTGCTCTCTTGATTCAAAGCTTCCCTGTTGCTCTCCAAGATTATAAATAAGTTCACTATCAAGTAATTTAATAGTTAGAATAAAATGTCCTAACTTAATTTGGTTTGGAAAATAATCTTTTGAAGTTTTTGGCATTTAAAATAAAAGATGACTTGGCGTTAACCTCGTCATTAATTCGTTGCTGATAAAAATGTTCTATTGGATTTGCTTCTATTAACTCAGCTATCTTTTTTAAAGACAGCCACCAGACCCCACTCATTGCTGGAACTTTTACTCCGTAAGCATCCTGCTCTTCCCAGCCCCTCCAAAAATATAGAATTACTTTTGGATATTTTTTTTATATCTCTCCACATCTTTTCGATTCAAAGATATTGCATCTTCAGGAGAGATATTAAATTTTTCTTTAGACTTAAAGAATGGCATGGTCTGAGTTTTTAAATCAGAGACCTTGCCATTCATTATTAAGTCAGGAGCATATCGGTTTGTTTCTTTTTCAGGATTGATGTCTGCATTAATATTATGCGCCTTACATATCTCCACAAATTTATCTTCATATTTTTCGCCTAGCTTATAGTAAGCAAATCTATCTTGGTTATTAATGGGTATCCGCCCATGTTTTTCCGATTTTAAATTCTCCATCAAGTTCGCATCTGAAATCAAAGAAATCTTTGGTGGCTTGAATGGATTGTACCGCCTGTTGTCCAACATATTCTGTAATGTCCTCTTTTACTTGTAATTGCATCTCATCATGGATGTGTGCCACCATGCTACAATCGAGTTTTTCTTGTTGTATGATTTTGTGTAGTGCTATTGTAGCCTGCTTAACTATCAAAGCTCCTGCAGACTGAATTAAAGTATTGAGAGCAGAGTGCGGAGACCTAATCTCCAATCGTCTTCCATCAATACCTCTTAAAAAACCTCTGGTCTCAACTGCAGTTAAAACATCATGGCGTAATCTTCTAATTGCAGGAGCGTTATCTAAAAATTTTTCTTTAAGCGCCTTAGCTTCTTTAACTGTACTGCCAGTGATGTCAGCGATCCGCCTATCACCAGCGCCATATAGAAATGCATAGATAAAAGTCTTTGCTCTATCCCTTGTATCAAGACCAGCACTCTTTTGATTAAGTGTGTGAACATCTCCATTAACAACTTCATTCGCATATTCTCCTTCATCATATCTTGTAAGATAGTGGGCTAAACATCTCAGCTCTAATCCGCTTACATCCACTCCAACAAGTTTATAACCATCAGGAGCATAAAATAATTCTCTACATTCTCTTCCATAAGGAACTAATACAGAAGGACACTGACTTATATTGGGTGACATGTGCAAGCACCTACCAGTTATAGCTCCGTTGGAATTTACACTTCCATGTATCTTTCCATTTTTTTCTAGCTTCAACCAAGCAACACTGCCCTCCGCTAGTTGCCCTAGTCTTTTAGTTATCATTAAATATTCTGAAAGTAATTTTGCTTCAGGATATTTTAATGAATTTAAAACCGCTTCATCAACTACAGGTTTACCATCAGGTGTGAACTTTCTAGGTTTCCATCCTTTTAAAGTAATAAGTCTGTTGGCTATGTGGTCTCTGCTACCTGGGTTAAAAGTTATTGTTTTAGTTTTTTTAACTGGTACGCCAGCTTTATAACCTTTTGTTTTGTTATCTCTTTTTGGAATAAAATCTGGTAATTCTTTTTTCCATTCAGTGAATACTTTTTGTAAGTCTCCCTCTAATTCTAATCGTCTTTGAGCCAGCTTGGAGTTTAACTTCTGTGCTTTCTTTACATCAAAGTAAAAGCCATGCTTCTCTTGCTCCCAAATACATTCAGCAAATTTATGTTCTAACTCCAAAGATTTATCAGAATATTTTTTGTCTAAAATTCTTTGATAAAGTTTATCAGTGATTGACACATCATTTGCACAGTATGTAGTCATGTCTTCCGACCATTCTTGCCAGTCAGTTTCTTCAGCAAATTCTCCTTTAAGTAAACCTAATCTATAACCCCAGGCTTTTAAAGAATGAGAGCCAATAAGTTTATTTGGAAAATTAGTATGATGTGAAAATCTGAAATCTTGATTTTTAATATCTGACCAGATTAACCTGCTAGCAACCAGTGTATCAAATATCCCAACAGGATTAAAGTCAGGAAAAATCTTTTGAATGGCAGGAATATCAAAAGCAATAATATTGTGGCCAATAATAAGATCTGCATTTTTTAAATTGTCTACCGCCTCCTGTAGTTCGTCACCAACTGGTCTGTATTTAATTACTTCGCCAGTCTCCAACCATTTAATAACTATCGTGTGTATCTTTGTGAGGTCATCAAGTAATCCATTAGTCTCTATGTCAAAGACTAGTTTCATAATGCCTCCTAAGCTATTTGTAAGTTTCTAAAATTGATAATGCGATCAGGTATGGAATTTGAGGAACTAAAGAATTTCCCAAACTCATTAATCTTTTGGTGCGATTTTTGTCCAGTTCATAGGAAACCCCATTAACGCTTCGCAAAATTTCGGATTGAGTCTGCCACCAGTTTTTGTTTCTGAGGCTAAAACCACTCCTCTCAAATTTCCCTTCGCTATATCGTGTGGTATTCCCTTCTCGTTTTTCTTCATATGAGGTGTCTGCATATCCGATACTTTTGGAGTCGGA